CTGCCTCGACTGCGTCAAGATATTCCTGATACAAGTCCTCAAGCTGTCCGTAGTATTCTCCGTCTTCGCCCTCCAGCCATGCGTTATTAAATCGTATCGCCGCCTCAGTAGCTTTTTTCCTCAGCTCTGAATCCTCTATGTTCATGATGTTCAAGTCCAAATTTGGACTGTAGTCATATTTCCCTTCCGTCCCAAGATTGCCTTGAGAAAATTTAGATTCCTTAAGAACGAAATCGTCTTCTGTAATTGTTTCCGTTATGTCTTCCGGTAAATCCGTAATGGTAATATCCTCGTTGTAACCAGGATAAGCGATTCCAGGAGGAAACGGCCCCCGAGGAATGCGGTCGTCAATCGTCTCCTCTTCAATCGTCTCTGTCAGGTCTTCCAAGAAAGATATTTCAGGAATTTTATCATATTCTCCGACACCTTCCGGAACCCAGCTAAGATCGCGTTCCAAAGGCAATCTCTTACTTTTAGGTAAAAATTGTTTTGCCCAGGTAGCACCTGGAATAAAATTCTCCGCTCCTTCCATCAAGGACCCTAGTCCGGAGGCAATGGGGAATTGATCCCTATACCAGTCCTTTCCAAAACCGGCTTTTGGGAAAGGATTGTATTCGTCTGCATAGACCGCGGCTCTATTATTGCCACTAAATAAAGACCCTACATCGCCAAGGAAACCTTGGGACTTAGAGGGGTCCTGAAACATTGTTCTTCCTCTTCGGTATCTGTTGGGATCGGATTGAACAACGGAGGGCAATCCACGAAGGTCCATCATCCGCGCTCCACGATCACCACCCTTCATCTGGTTCATAAGCATTTGGTATGCGTTACGGGATTCATCCTGATCCGTGGTCCAAAAGTCTCTATTGCCTTGTTGGTTGACTAATGTGTCTTTTATGGATGCAAGATTTCCGCGATCCTGATACCAGTCGGCATCACGAGACATCGCCCACTGCGGGTTCTCCACAGTGGCACGACGTTCCCTTACTGCGTTAGCATTTTGGATAGCTCGATTGCGCAAATGCGCTGATCTTCTATCGTCCCTATCCGTGAATGTGACCATTATGCACCTGGTAAAATTATGATTTTAAGGACAACAAGAATTATGACCACTAAAATTCCGGCTTTTATCCAGTCCTTCAATTTCCATTCATTCCATTCTTTGAGATGTCCCCATAAATCTTTTAATAAATTCATGTCTACCTCCTTGTTAACATTGTTTATCTTTCATCCCACCACTTACTCGACCTCCATGGTGTTTCCTCTTGGTCTTTCCGCCTTTCTTAAGCTTCTTGACCTTTCCCCCTTTTTTAGTCATCTGCAGTTTCTGCCCTGTATTCTTGGCAAAATCCTGCGCCTGTTTGACGCCTGAAGACGTATAGGGAAACTTTTTACTTCCTACTGTTGGCATTTATTTTTCCTCCTTTAGCCATCTGGACCGAAGTCCCATTCCTTTGGGGCTTACAACGCCCCCTTTATTCTTAACTATCTTGCTTCCATGCTCTTTCGTCCACTTCTCGGCGATCTGAGGCTCTTTCGCCCATAAGTACTTTCTTTGTTTTTCTGACTTGAACGGCATGATATCTCCTAATGTATGGTGGGTTTTTCTTCAGGCCTGAATTGACCTAAGAATTCCTCAACGGCGTGGAAACTGTCGGCTACCGCCTGGAACATTCTTGCCGTGTCGTGCGGTCCCAAGGAGTCAGCATACATGTTGCGCGTAACCGCCATGAGTGACGAGCACACGAGCATGTAGTCTTCCTGAGTCTTGATCTCGCTTCGAACGAGATCCTCAATTTTCTTCATGCTGTCACTTATTTTTATTAGTGCCCTGTCCATTTCCCTTGTTTTTTGCGATTCTTTCATTTGATTGTTCCTTCATTGCCTCTCTGGAAGTGATGATGTTCTCCTTCATCATAGCCATTGCTTCGGCGTTTTGCTGCTTATCAGTTTCTGTCGCCATTTTCATGATGTCAATGCTTGTCTGTGTTTCAAGCTTGTCACGTTCAAGATCCATCTTCTCTGAATCCATGATCATGTCTTTCTGCATCTTAGCCTGAACTTCAGCCGCCCGCAAGTCAATTTCCTGCTGCTTCAGTTTCACGAGTGGATCCTTAGGCTCCTTGCTCATTCGCGCCTCTTCATCCTGTGACAGTTGCGCGGTCAGTTTAGCTTCGAGCTGCGCCTGTTTCGCCGCCATCTCGTTCGTCAGCTGTTCCATCTGTTGTTGCATCTGCTGCACTTGCTGCTGCGCCTGTGGATTCTGCTGCGCCTGTTGCATCGCCTGCTGCAGCTGTTGAAACTGTTGTTTATATTGTTCCTGAATCTGCTGTCCCGCCATCAGGGCAATGTGCTCTGATATGTGCGACTGCAGTATTGAGTAAAGCTGCGGATTGATCTGCACCATGCGCGTGAACATGAATTCCGAATGTCCTTGTATGTGCGCTGAATGGTCCTGGAATGGAAACGCCTTAGGGGCTTTTCCCTTCATCGCCATTGCATTCTCAGTCGCCGGCCCCGTTGGTTCCGGCTGCTCCGGATCAGGTTTAAGTATGGCGTCAACATTGTCAACCCCCATCGCCTGATACATTCTTCGATACGCCTCGCGTATATTGTGAAGCTGCGGCGCCATTGTCGCCAGTTGTAATTGCTGCTGCGCCAGCGTGATTCGCTGCGCCATTGAAAAGATGTTCGGATCGGAAATCGGCAGGATGTCCACACGGTCATCAAAGTCCGACTGCTTGATCATTCTATTCCCACCTACAACCTGATAAGGATATTCCGGTGGAAGATACAGCTGGAAGACCTTTGCGAGAAGAGCGAACTCGCCCCTCTGCGCGTAATGGCAGCGCTTGTGAATCGCGCTCATGACTTTAGTTCCACGCTCCAATAAAGCGAGCGTGGTTCCAACCGGATTCTGTTCATTACCTTCACCAAGCTTCATGTCGGCGATCGCCGCGAATGATTTTCCCGCGTCAACCGCGAATCCCAGTAAAGCGAATAGAACCTGTGAAGGCTCCTTGTAAGGAAGTGGAAGGAGTGATTCCTTGATGGAAGTTCCCGTCACGTCCACGTCCCTGAATTCCCCCGGCTGCAATGGCTCGTCATGGTCGCGTATTCGCATTCCACGCGCCTTGAAGCCTGCTGGAAGGTTCGCGAGTGTGCCAGCATCAATTAACTGCCGCAAAACACTTGTTGCTGTTCGCGATAACCCACCCAGCATGTGTATGAGACCGAAGCCGTAAAAGCCCAGTCCTGGGAGGAACTTGTAGTGTACAAAATAAGAAGTCTTGTGAACGTCCTTGTCATCTTCCTTCCAGTTTCTTCTTATGGACAGGACGATTTGTGAAAACTTGTCAATGGTGATGATGTACGGCATCTTGATGCCGTTTTCATTCTCGAATCCCGGCACGTCAGCGTTGACATGCATCTCCAGGATTTCATGTTCGTCATCATCGGAGGCGTATTCCTTCTGCACGCCCTCCAATGTATTCACCTTTTCGGTGACCTCCGACGGATCGACGGTTCCTGTCGGAACCTCGACGTCGCGATAAAATTGGCTCACCTGCATTTTACGCAGCTCGTTGTTGTTCATCTTTATTATGTGTGTAACACGTTCTGCAGATTCCAGGTCCGTTGCCATATAATTAATAATAAGATCCTCGCCCGTTACGAACTTGGATACGGCGCGTGCCAAGATTGGGTCATAATAGACCTTCTTGAACGCTGAGCCGGCCAACGGCAGATAGAAAAGAAGCTGATCCATCTCTGGATCAAATTCCTTCATCACCGTCGTGATTTGATAATTCATAAATTCCTGCACTCGTTTCGCCTGCTCCATTATTTCAGGAGTCTGCAATCCGATGACTTGGGTACGTACGGGGCCGCTTGGGGGGAGAAGTTCCTTATATGCTTGGGCTTGAAACTGCGTTACAGATTCAGCCAATAAAGGATGTACGACCCCTGACGCACCTTCGAAGGGCTGGGTTCGGTTTTCATATTTGAAACCGAGCATGTCAAGTCCTTTGACGTAGGTGTCTTCCCAGTCCTTCCTTGACTCCCTGTCCGCTTCGAATGCTGCAAGCAAATCACTTGAGAATTTGCCTAACTTTGACTCATCGACGTAATCCGCGAGGTTTCCGTCGAAAGGAATTTGTGACTTATCAACGGGGGCGTTCGGATCGAAATTGACCTCGGCTCCACCGTCAGGTGTCTCCGTCAATTCAACGTCCGATTCGAAATCAACCACCTGTTCCGGCAGCTGTATCTCCTGACCCACTCC